TCAGAATGGGAAAAATACTTCCCTTTGTTTAGCCCCCAACAAGCAGCACATAGTATTGGAAGGGCATGGCCAAAACAGAGTGATGGTAACGCCGAGTTTGTTGGTATTTGGGATATATACGGCGCACAGAAATTATTCCCATCTTTTCTATGGGTACATAGGAAGAATAAAAACTTTCTTCCAGGAGAGAAGCGCCCAATTGAAAAATGGCTACTGTGGAATCCCGCTATGTATTTCATTCTTAGGAAGAAACCCTCTATTATTGTAGATATCTACGTAGCGCTTACAGCGTATCGCTCTACAAGGGCGGAAGATTTCTTAGAAATTTTTGTGCTCACAACGCTGACTCCTGTGAGTACATGGGAGATAAGACGTTTTTTACTTGGCGCAAATGAAATATGGTTCGAGGGGTTATACGGAGCATTTAAGGAATATTTTGGGGAAGGGCACCCTATTTTAGAGCTTGCACGGGAAACGTTTAGAGACACTTAACTTATGGGTAAAAAACAAATAGATCTAAATAGTCTCGATACATTTGTTTGCCCGGTATGCTTACTTGACAACAATATTGGTTTACTCCTTCCATGGAATGAGGACTTAGACTCTTTGGCCTTTGTATGCCCTGAATGCTGCAATAGCATGATAGACTCGGGGAATATTTTTACAGAGATCTATATTCAGAAGAAAAAAGAATACAACTAAATGTTAGGGGATATTAATAAACACACCGTGTGAAATATTTGTGTTGCGCTACAAAGCAAAAAGCGCAAAGTAGAGCTTGGGTGCTTATACCCACAAACTAAGAAAAGGAAAACAAAGCATATGGAAGAAATGGACTTGCCTTTAGAGCAAACTAATGAAGTATCACTAGCTGAAATGGACGCGCTTGTATCCGCGCTGTTTGCTAAGAAACAAGAAATAGAAGAAGCGGAAGCTGTAGTGAGTGAGCTAAACAAAGCCCTCATGCAAATACAAATGAAGCTAACCGACGCGCTGAAAGCCCATGGTAGAGAATCCTACTCTCATCCAGCGGGCAGGATTAATATCATCCAGCAATGGCGCTATAAAATGCCACAGAGCTATGACGGAAAAGATAAGCTCTATAACTGGCTTAAATCAAAAGGTGACTACGAAGGTCTTATCACAATCAATGCGAATACATTCAACGCTTACTGTAAGCGTGAAGAGGAAGCGCATGTATCTAGTGGTAAAGAAGGATTGTTTGAGATACCCGGAGTGGAACCTCCATCATTATTTGAGACGGTCCGAGTAACAAAAGCACGAAGCTAAACTAATCAATAAAGTGAGAAAAACAATATGAGCAAAACAAAAGAAAAAGAACTGCAACTTTTAAACAACGCAAATCTACCCATTGAAGTAGTGTCCGCAGGGGCGGGTAATGAGCTAATTCTAGCAAGTGAGATCTTGATACCAAGGCTTCTACTTATGCAAGGCTTGAGCGAGTTTGTATCCTCAGGAGATGCAAGATCAGGGGACTTCATCAAATCGCTAACAAAAGAAAAAGTAGGCGACGCTAAAACCCCCGTACAATTTATCCCTCTAACCTACACAACAAATTGGGCGCTATCCGAGCAAGTAGGGAATAAGTTTGAGTACAGAATGAATGAGCCACTAACCGCCGCTAACGTAAACCTTCCATTTGAGTACGATGTAAATGGAGTTAAATGGCGTAGAGCAAAGACTGTTAATTTGTACGCACTACTTCCAAGCGATATCGTGAAAGAAAAAGAAGCGATGGAAGAAGCGTTAAAAACTGGTGGACTACCAGATCCAGACACGGCACTTATGCCTGTACTAATTACATTTAGAATCACAAGCTACAAAGCAGGGCAAAAAGTTTTGACTCATTTTGCTCGCTGTGCAAAGTTTAATGTTCGGGGGTACGTTTCGACACTATCTTTGACATGTACACAAGAGAAGAATGATAAGGGAACTTTCTATGTGATGGATGTTTCTCAGAGTGGAAGCACAGAAAAGTCATTCTTACCAACATGTGAGGAATGGTACAAAACACTCACGGGTGGAGCAGCTAACATCCAAGTTGACGACGAGAAGACTGCACACGAATTTTAAGGGGGAAGAATAAAATGGCAAAAGCAAAAAAAGCAGCGAAAAAAGCTACTAAGAAAAAAACTAAAAAAGCTAAGTGTTAATGTTTAGGGGGGGTATCAAATCCGCCCCCCTAACCACACAAAAACAATATGAATATTCTAGCACTTGATTTCGAAACCACGGGCCTTGATCCTGAATACGATAAGATCATTGAAGTGGGCGCCATTGTATACAACACCCAACATAAGCATATCATCCATACCTTTAGTGACCTTGTGGTGGTAGATAAAGAGCTGCCTGATGTAGTAGCGCTTAAGACAAACATCAACACCTACGTACTGATGATGCATGGGGTTCCTTTAAAGGAATCGCTAACAAAACTAAAAAAACTAATTGATACCTATAAGATAGAGTATTTTATGGGGCATAACGGTCGAAGCTTCGACTCAAAGTTTTTAGAGAAAGCATGCCTTGAGCACGATATATATGGGCTTAATCTTCCATGGATTGATACTCGTTTTGATATCGAATACCCAGACGCAATAGAAACTAGACGCTTAGATTATCTTGCGGCGGAGCATGGATTTATAAACCCATTCCCACATAGAGCGCTATTTGATTGTATGACTATGATCAAGATTTTAGAGCGCTACGATTTTGTAGAAGTCCTGGATAACAGCAAGATAAAAGACGTAGTGGTTGAAGCGGTAGTGAGCTTTGCAAACAAAGATCAAGCTAAAGAAGCAAAGTATATGTGGCAGAATTGTGGCGATAAAGTTTTCCCAAAGAAATGGGTAAAGCAGATAAAAGCAAACAGGCTTGGGCATGAACGCTCTAAACGTAAGTTTGAAGTGAACGTAGTATGGGAAGAGAGTTAGAGCTAATATTCTCTGAAAAGCACATTGGCCTTGATACTGAAACCACGGGCCTTGAGCTATTCAATGGGGATAATATATTAGGTCTTAGCCTGTACGGTGGGACTACGGGGATATATATAGATAGACGCGAAGACCTTGTGGCCTTCACAAAAGCAGCGGCGTTACTTAGTAACTTCCAAGGAACTCTATTCATCCACAATGCAAAGTTTGATATTCATTCCTTAGCTACAATGGGAATAAAGCTTCATCCCCAAGTACGCATACACTGTACAGAAGCAAATGAGAGATTAGTCGATAATCAAAGAATGGCCTACTCCTTAGATGCCCTCGCCCCACTAGTAGACGAAAAGAAGGACGATGTGGTTAAGGAATACCTTGATAGCATGAACCTTTGGGAGTGGACTAAAAAGCCCGGGTCAAAGACTAGAAGCAAGAACTATTTCTTCGATAAAGTCCCCTTTCAACTCATGCGTAAATACGCAATACAAGACGCTAAGATCACCTATAAATTAGGCATGTACCAAGGAAGCCACCTCCAGCATTTAAATAAAATAAAAGGCGACCATGTAGCACATGACTACCTAGCTCCATTAATTAGAGAGAGGAGAGTGACTAAAGTGCTCTCCGAGATGGAAGCGGTAGGGATTAAGATCGATAGAGATTACTGCAAACAAGCTTTGGTATACGAGGAAGAAGAAGCAGCTATAGCAATGGATAGATTAGAGAAGCTATGCGGTGAGCAGTTTGTAGACTCCAATAAATTCCTAGCAAAAATATTCTCCAAACAAGGCTATGTACCTAAAAAGACACTAAAGGGAAACCCCACGTTCACCAGCGATGTGTTAGAGGAAATGGATAACCCAATAGCGCTATACGTTCTAAAATACCGAAACGCTAAAAAACGCTCTAGTACCTACTATGAAAACTTCCTCTGGCTAAGCGACGCGGACGATGTAATTCATTGCAACTTCAAACAATGTGGAGCAGCTACGGGTAGAATGTCTTGTACTAACCCTAACCTCCAAAACCTCACTAAAGAGGAAGAAGCCAGCGTTCCGTATAAAGTACGCTCGTCGTTCATCCCAAGAGAAGGCTACTATTTTGCAAGTATCGACTACGATCAAATGGAGTACAGAATGATGCTTGAGTACGCCAAAGAAACAGGCGTTATCGAGCAGATTCTCCAAGGCGTAGATGTGCATCAAGCTACTGCAAACATGATGGGAGTGGATAGAAAAACTGCAAAGACTATTAACTTCGCCCTGCTATATGGCGCTGGGGTAGCAAAGCTTGCAAAGCAATTAGGTGTAGATGAACTAAAAGCAAAAGATCTAAAAGATACCTACTTCCAAAAGCTCCCAAGAGTAAGCCTATTTATTAGGGAGACTATCAACCAGGCGAAGACTAAAAAATTCATCGTTAATTGGGCAGGTAGACGCTACCAATTCCCCGATTCAAACTTCGCGTACAAAGCACCAAATTATCTCATCCAAGGCGGATGCGCAGAGGTGGTAAAAGAAGGGATGATAAGAGTACATGAATTTCTAAAAGAAAAAAAATCCCGCATCCTTGTCCAAGTACATGACGAAGTGCTCCTAGAAGTGCATGAGAGTGAAGCGGGTATAGAAGAAGAGTGTAAGAAACTCTTAGAAAATTGTTTCCCATATAAACTTCTTCCGTTAACCTGTGGACTCGATGTCTACAAGAAAGCCTGGCTCGTTAACTGAGACGCAGTTTAAGGTCAAAGTACTAGCCCGTATTAGGAAGATACCGAACTCGTGGTTCGAGAAAATACAGCAATATTCCATCTCTGGTACCCCAGATATTTTAGGGGTAGTGAATGGGGTGTTCGTAGCACTTGAATTAAAGAAGGCGGAAAAATCCCCGATTACAAGGCTTCAACTTTATAACATCGAACGTATAAATTCTGCGGGCGGGGTAGGTATTGTGCTTCATCCGGGGAACTTAGACGAAACAATACAAAAACTAGAAGGATTGAATAATGATCAAACTAACATTTAAAGACCTAAATAACGAAAGCCTAACCTCCGGCCTTAAGAAAATGGGTAAGGCTACAGGCGAGACAAAAGTAGTCTACAATGTAAGCAAAATTCTTTACGCTGTAGAAAAAGAAATGAAACTAGCCAAAGAAATTTTGAATAAAGTAATCGCCGAGAACACAGAGAAAACCCAAGAAGAACAAATGGAGTCTCTCGATAAATTTTTCTCTCATGAAATTGTTGTTGATAGAGCGAAGGTACACCTTGAATCTCTTAAAGGAGTAGAATTCTCTGCTCATGAGCTAATTGCGCTTGAGCCATTTATTTTTTCTCTTGATACAGTTGAAGCACCCGTTGTAGATACACCAGTAGAAACACCAGTAGCACCAACACAAGAGTAGTCCTCCGACTACAGAAAGGTACGTCTGTTTATTCAGGAGTACCTTTTTTATTTATTCAGCTTTTACTCTTGCTTCAATCTCTTCGTCCGCCGCATCGGGGTCCGGTTGCTTCTCTTTCTTAATCCCTACCTTACTAGGAAGCTCCTCACCTGCTTCTGCTTTAGCAAGATGCTCTCTAATAGCTTTTAGATCAGCAATCGATTTGACAGTTTTATGGCGCTTACTTGCTAGCACTTGAACTCTCTTCATGAGCTCAGGACGCTGTTTGAATTCTTCCGCCATGGTGATCATGTGTAGTGCGTGCTCGACATCTGAATCGGGGATCTCGTAGCCTGCTTCAATAGGCATTTTGTGTGGTTTTAGTATAGCGTCCATTATTTATTCTCCCATGGTTTAAGTTGTTCATCACGATATTTTCTTTGTTCTTCTATGGAGTGTGTGCTTAGGTACCTGGGCACTTCTCCTCGTGTAGCCCTTCCCATAAGGGACCATACGTTTGCTTTAGGACCGCCAACAAATTGACCTAACCTAGTAGCTACATTGGGGGTTGTCATATTAACTAGAGGAAGGCTCCAGAAGCCTCCTCCGCCGATACCCTTTAAAGCACCTACAGAAAGCTCCCCCGGATTTAAAGCACTTGCTGCTCCTTTGTACAACTCTGGCTCCATGTTTAGGGTAGCAGCGATCATTTTTTTATCCTTAACAATTTCAGGGATAGCTTTATCTCTGGCCTGTCTGGATAGTTTAGCAGCCTCCCCGTACACAGTGCTTTTTGGAGTATCAATAGCTTTGACGGGAGTTACATAAGACTTACTTTCCTTAGCAATATTTTGCTGGGCAGTAGACATGTCCGATAAAGCACCTTTAGTAAGCTTTTGTTTAGAGGCTTCGTTTAGTTGTTTCGATACGTCTGACCACTTAGCTTGTTTTTCAGCGGTATCTTTAGTTAATTGCTCAAGCTCTTTTGTGGAGTCTTTGTACCCTTGCTTTAGTTCTTCCCATTTACCAATGCTTTTTGCGTCTTCTTTCAAAGCTTTTCGTAGAGGTTTCGGTCCTTCAAACATTGGTTTGTATTCAGCTAAAGATTTTTGTAGAAGTCCCGCCCTCTCCTGATTAGATGCAATATCCTTAGATAGGCCATTTAAAGTATCTTCTAAAGCGGTGTATTCTGGTAGTATACCCTTTTTAAGTGTGGAGAGTTCTTGTTTTGCTTGAGCCAATTTATTGGCATCTCCAGCAATTGCAGGATGAGCTAACACCTCTTTTTCAATTTTATTAAAATGCTCTAGCCCACCTACTTCAGAAGGGACATTTCTTACCGCCTCTATTTTTTTAGAGGCCGAAGTAATAGCTTCTCCAGCTTTTTCTTCAACTGCTTTTTTAAGATCTTTGAAACCACCAACTTTACCTTCTTTGAATAATTCTTGTCCGACATCGGGTAGCCCCTCCGCTGCTCTCCCCGCACCACGGCCCATGTACTCAGCAGCAAGCTCAGCTTTTTTGAAGGGAATTTTATAGATAGCTTCACCTACGGATCTTGGACCAAGTTTAGCCGCCCAGTTTATAGCCTTTAATTTATCCGCTTCGTTTAGTGCTCTTAGACCCGCTTCAATAGGTCCTATTCCAGTATACATTAAAGGGTCTGTAGCCACATCCCCTACTATCCCAGCAGTATTTACTACTCCTTTTACAAAGTCTGGATTTCTAAGCGCAGAAGCTACCCCAGGATACCCCGCTTCTTGAGCTTTCTTTCCATACTCTTCACCAAGATCCACAGCTTTTTGTGTGATCCCAGAGGTATCTGCCCATTGAGCAAAAGATGGTGCTCTTCCCTTAAAAGCAGCCATTGCTGGTTCTGCTCCTTCTGGGTTACCCATAGCCACGTTTCCAATCGACTCAATTCCACCGCGAGCTAGCCCACCTAAGTAATCCGCTCCACGTAGACCATAATCTAGTGTTTGTTGCGCGAAGGTTCGTACGTCTTCAGGAGGCGTAAAAGATAGCTTATATTTATTTACGATATCTGAAACTTTTTGTTTTTGCTCAGGAGTTAGCTCGCTTGAAGCTTGAAGTTCATCGTGAACTTCATTAAGAGCAGATACCGCTTCTTCTGGGCTAAGATTGTCTGCCATTTTATTTTCCCTTCAATCCTTCAAGAATCGCTTTAGTTATATCGCTTTTAAACTTTTGTTTATCCACTCCACTGGCTTGCGATGGTTTAGAATACTCAGAAGGAAAAGCATTCCCAATAAAATATGACTTAGCCTTATTAGTATCTACGCCAGGAATACCCGTAACATATGAGCCAATTTTTTCAGCTTGGTACTCTTTAAGAGCTGTCTTAATTGTGGGGATGCTATCAATATACTTTTTAAGGTCCGCTGGAGATACATCCATACCCCCACCAACAACAAAGTCAGTGTATCTATCTAGCAAACTTGCTACGTCTCTAGGCAATAATTTCCTAAAATCTGAATCAGACATAGGACGCATTTTTGATGAGTCCGCAAGAGACCCCAAGATAGAAACCTTTGTAGCAAAAGGCATCTTTGATACATCATCGTAATTAGCGGCTTGTTTTTGAACGCTGTTAAGACTTGCCCATGTGGATAGATCTTCTTTGTTTTGAGGGTCCGTTAAGTAACGCTGCCAATATTTTGTCAGATCTACTGGAGCACCTCCCTGTGAGGCAGAAAGGGGTTTATTACTCTTAGCCTGTTCACTAGAGGCCTTTTGAACTAAGTCTAAAGCTTCTTTTGTTTTTAGTGCATCTGTGAGGGAAGAAGTTGTTCCGTACTTATTCACATAGAAAGAAGGGATTTTGCTTAAAATCTCTTTATCTAAATCCGCTTTATCAACAAGAGATTTAACAAGCGCGGCGTTGTCCTGTGTATCTGGGATTGTTCCAGCGGCATTTGTCTTTAGACCTTGTAGGCTATTTAGATAGTCTCCGTAAGCAGCGCCTTGTTTAAATAAAGAGTTCCAGGAAGGCTTTTCTTGAAGTCTATTTGCTTCTTCGATATTTGCCACCGCTTCTTGATAGAAAGGAGTGTTCTTCAAAGATTCCGACAAACCAGCTAAACTAGCTGGATCTACAGGAAGCCTACCCTCAGCGCTGGTTGTATTTTTTTCACCTTGATCCGCTTCAGTATCCTTAGAAGCAGCTATGCTAGCTTGCTCCACCGCTTTGTTAGCCGTTGTTTCGGGGGCAGTCGTGGTACTGCGCACCCCTGGAGCCACCGCCTTAGGAAGGCTAGCTACTTTCGAAAGAAGATCTTCTTGAGTAGGGGCACTTGCTGCTAGCAGATTTTGAATAGCCTCATAATCTGAAAGTTTCTTAGGCATCTGAGATACCGCTTCCTCTTGTTGTGGGAAGAATATCGCATTTTGCGCGTTCATGTATTTATCTACGTTTGTTGCCATGGATTACTCCATATCTTTTCTTTTATATAGCGTTGGTTTTTCTAACAAACGATTCCATGAAGCGGATGTTCGTTCTTCAGGCATAGATAAACTAGCGATATCTCCACTAGTTCTATTTAACATCGCTTCCCAGCTTCCAGTTGGAGCGGCTTGCTGAGCTTGTTGTGCCGTAGGCTGTGCACCTGCACCACTTAATTTATCTGCTAAACCAAGCCCAAACGATGCTCCAGACATTCCCCCACCGATAACACTTCCAAGGCCAGGCTTATTAATTGGGCTATACTCAACATTGGATACTTGTGTAGTAGGAGCCATTTTTGTATAGGGCTCGTATCTTATTTCAGCGGCTTTCATTAGCATTTGTTGCTTACGTTGTTCTTCTTCTCTAGCCAACGCTTCTTTAGCAGCTTTCTCCGCTTCCTGTGCAGTAAGATAACTCCCTAACCCGCCCAGTACTCCACCTGCCAAAGCTCCCCATGGTCCTAATGCTGCCCCCGCCCCCGCTCCTGAAACAGCCCCAGTCAATGCGCTTGTTCCTGTACTCATCTTAATATCCTCCGTAAGTATTCTTTTTCTTTGGGATTAATAAACTATCCGTCCCAGTATTAGGTCCACTTAGCCCATCCCCAGATAGAGATCCTCCTGTGTTAATAGTCACAGGAGAGTGGCTTGGTGTAGTTGAAACTTGAACCTGGTTTCCGCTATTAGCTATTTTGGTTATGGCATCTGCGGTCTTATCTGCTCCGTAAATACCAGCGTTGATATTGTATAGGTTTGTTGCGTTTGTGTTCCCAGCATCAATTCCACTAGCCATGGTGCTGGCATCTGTAGTAGCCGCTTTTGTCATAGCATCAAGTTGTGTAGCGTAGCGGTTATTAAGTGCCCCAGCCTGTGCTGAGTATCTACCTGCTTCCACACCCGCTAGGGTTCCAGCAAGATTTCTTTGCGACTCAACATCATTTTGAAGAATAGATGCTCTATCTCTAGCTCCTTGAGAAGCTACTCCTTGCTTAGCCATCATAATGTCACGGAGGGACTTCGCTCCTAGCCTTGATCCAGCAGTAGAGTTAAGCCCTCCGCGCCCAGCAATCCCGGCCATAACTTGTGCGAGGGCACCCTGTCCTTGGGCACCCGCTCTACTCCTTAGAGTTGCTTCATCTAATGCCTGAGACGCATAAGCAGCTTTCGCAGCGTTTGTTTGTCCTGGAGAGGCCATAACATCCGCAAGCGCTGTATTGTAGGCGCCGCTCTCCATTGTAGGAAGAGCATACTGTGTATTAGCATCTGATACGTACTGCTCCACTTTTGGAGTAACTGTAAGCCCAGACAAAAGTCCTTGCCCTGTATCTCCGTTATTAAAATAACTAGCAAGCGTAGGCTTCTTAGGTTTTTTCATTAACTCATCTCCCAATATGTAGTCATGTCTTTTTCAATCTCATTATCCGCATCTGGTACCATCTCTTCTAGGGTCGACACCATTAGCTCTTCTAGTCTAGCAAGCTCTTGTTTAGCTGGCTCATAATTAGGGTGGCCAACTTCCTTCTCGTAGCAGCGAACTTTTGCGTACTGAATAACGTAGTATACAAACTCAGGTATATCACACGTATCTGTATCCGCCGATAGTTCAGAAGCATTTCGTAGGTACCAAAGCGTAACATTTGAGCTAGTCTCCTGAACCGTAGGAAAGAACACAATCTTAGGGTCTTCTCCACTAGAGTTCTTAATAATATACGCATAATCAAGTGTAGGAGGAAACTCCTTAAGTAGCGCCGCTTTTAGAAACTTTGATTTATCCTTAATTCTTGGGATCTCAAAAATAGTAGTTCCGTTATTGTACAAAAGCCCCCGCACCTTATCTGCATAAATATCATCTGGCAAAGCGTATTCCGCAGTACCCGATACCCACGATAGCGTAGTGCTTGTTAGGAAGTAGTCTTCATAGAGAGTGTGGATATGCGCTTCACACATATCAATTCCTTCATTGATGTATTCAACAAGCTCATCCTCTTGAATGAAGTCCTCGTCTTGAAGATCAAGGTCCCTTTGAATCTTTGATTTGATCTGCGCTAATGTCCACTTACGCATCGTTAAAACCTCAGGTTTTTATCGAACCTGCCTATGAAGGCTCTTATAGTTACAGGTCCGGTGGTTGAATAAATTATATTATCCTTCGTAAAAAGATCATAATGGAAAGTTATGGCCCCAGTGCCTACGCTAGAGGTTAGGATAACGTCTTTTGGAATAGCACCTAGATTGTGCTTTGCAGGTACTTCTACTTGCGGGGTAGTTGAAGTTTCATTTATTTCTAAAAAGGTAAACCCACACAGTAGTAAAGCTTGAGTATTTAGAAAGTTTTGAACGTCTTGAAACGCTTTCCTAATCCAAACGTCCGTGATGTCTTTAACTATGAGCTTAATCATTGGTTAGCTCCAAGATCCGCGGACCCATGGTATGATCTATGCGAAGGACTTAGTGGGCTATAGTAAATGACATAGGATAGCATTTCAAAAAGCTCATCTACCTTAAAGCCCTCTAGCTGCCATTTTTTTGTCGTTCCTTGCGGGCTTTCTTTAGAGGTATCTGTGTAGGTTAGAGTGTCTGCGGATCTAATCGTTATAGGGTACTTCTTTGTGTAAGAATCCGCCGAAAAGGTTATGTAATAACCCACAGCATTTACACTCCAATCATAATCAGTAGCTTGCTCTAATAGGGCTGTATTAGAAGTGGGGTTTAGAGACGCTACAGTAGCCGTACCAAAATCATCGCTTGCTTGAATAATCGTATATGCGTTTGTAATGATGATCTGCTTATATGTACAGCGTAGTTCCCGGGCCGGGAATCGTCGTACTCTCTCAAATACCCCTGAATAGTTCCATATAAAATCCGGATCTCCCCATACAATAGGAGTGACTCCCCATTCAATATCGTATCTAGTTCTGATCTCTTTTAGATCTTTGACTGATGTACCGTCGTTGTTATTGCTCTGGATGATCGTGCTAATGTCCCCGTGATTAGCAAGCGTTAGAAGCGTCTTAGTTACAAACTTCCTATACACACTTGTCCCAAGCGAATAGGCAACACTTACATACCTGTAAATGATCGGATAAAGAGTAGTGGTAGTAATAGAAGAGTCAGAAAAACTTGCTTGGTCAAATTTATAAACACCCTGCTCAGTTGAGCCAAGATCAGCGCCAAGATAAAACTTTGCGCACATGACCATTTCGTCATTAAAGTAGACAAGCGCTTGCGGAGAAAATCTGTACCCAAGTAATTCTTTATTATAGTCATACGCCCTCCCGCTCCATGTAACAAACGGCATTGCATCGGACTCGCCCTGACTAAGATCCAGCACCAACAAAAAGTTAAGCTCCGAAGCCCCGTCTCTTTTCATTGTCCATAAAATACGCTGTTCTTTTACGTCGTATTCACCGTAAATTAAGCGCTTATCAGCGTCGCTCATTGATGGCAAAAGATCTTTAAAATAGTCGTTTAGATGAGTAGAAATTTTCAAGCATACATACCCATCGGTAAGATATATGCCGTCATTCCCAATAAAATAAAGCTTGCTACCAACGCGAACACATCCATTAGGAGAAAGAGTTCCAATAGCATCATGGATCTTTTCTTTGATGTACGCACCTGCTCCAAATTCGTCTACAGTTCCATCTAATCGGTAGAGTTTGTTTCTTCCAAAAACAAGCGGAATTCTACCTACATGAGAGTTAGCTGTTACTTCGAACTCGAAGTCTTCGAAGAAATCTTCCGGTAAATGGTCTAGGGCTCCGGGAATAGAATAGCGCACACGATTAGGGTAATAAGCATAAGTAATACTATCGTTCGAAGCTCGTGTTCTTGCATAGCAATTCCCCAAGAATAAAACGTCATTGCAAACATCAAGAGTTCTAGCCATTGGTGGCTCTGCATTCTCTTGAGTATCTGCATCCGTATAAAGCGAGCGGTTATCAGCAATCGTTATGTCTGTACTAGAATCAATATACGAAGCAGTTCCATTAGTAATGCTTGCCACTAAGTAGAAAGAGGTCTCATTTGCTTCAGTTCGGTAGATCTCATACTTAAGAGTAGAGACAATAAAATTCTCGCTAGTATTAGCATTTGTAATTGTCTTAAATCCTGAAATAGTTACCGTGTTTGCGCCAATAGAATCTGACGAAACAGTGTAATATTCTGGTTTTCCATCTACCCTAAAAGTACTTGTATCCCCGTCTACGTATACTGTGTATTCAAGCACAGGAAGAATAGCATAGAGATAGCTTGCTGGAGATGATGCACTCGAAGGGGTAAACGTAAGCGCTGACTCATGAATAATTGCAGGTACCCCAATAGAGCTTTGCTGCGCAGTTGTGGAGGATGTTTTGTACACTTTAAAGGGGAGTGTATAGTCTCCCCTTGTAGCATAGGTATGCCCTCTCCACGATGCCTTCGATAAAAACTCTGAGTCAGCGTCGGAATTCTTCCCTACAATTGGAGTAAGCTCAGTAGACGAAACTTGTGCATAACTATCGTCTGGCTTCTTCCAAAACACTTTGTTTCCTTGGCGTAGAAATAAGCTTTGGTCTGTAATGAACGCATCTTTAATTGGGGAGCTACTTAGTACAGAAGAAAACGTAGAGTCATAGATAGAGATTCCTGGCCGCTGTTTTAGCTTAAGATTCGGAGTAATGTATAGATTGTCTATCTCTTTGGCATCACGAGACTCGCCATCGATATAGCTATCTACTATCCCCCCTCCAAAATCTTTTACCTCTAAACCCTGGCTCATTTAAACTTCCTTATGTGTATAAGAACGTAACTTCTAAAGTACTATCGTTTGAGTACACGGTGAATGTAGTTGAAGAAGCCTTTACTATCGTCAAGAAAAGCACTTCTTTTGTAGTGTAATCCCTTGCTTGAATATTATAGTTATCAAAAGTACCGCTTACAGCAGTTAGAGTCGAAGGAAGGGTAACTGTTTTGTGGTATGTTCCTCCTCCATCGGAAGTCCATGCTCCGCTCCCAGCTATTGTAAGGTCTTGGGTAACCGCGACGCTAGAAGTGCTAGAGAGCCTCTCTGAGTCTGTACCGTTATGTGTGTGATCGTTTACTTGTTGAATGAGATCTTCAAGCGCATTCCAAACAGTAGCGCCTTTATCCCCGTCTGCTAGCAAAATAAAACCATTACTTAGTGTGGTTGACATCTATATAACCCCGTCTTTTCTTAGCTCCGCACTACATAAATTAACGTAGTACTGTTTATCCGCCATTTTTCGTGCAAGCCATTGGTGTCTCATAGGAGTATTTCTTATGTCTAAGTGTAGCCCACCTTGAGGCCTCCAAAAAGGGTAAACACCAATTCCCTTAAATCCAAACCTGCTTGCAGATAAATAAATATCGAATAAATCCTTTTTCTCTATCGATGGGAACACAACATCTACAGCTAACCCAAGGTAGTGCTGCGACTCAGATGAATGCTCCCCTTGTGTCCCACAAGTGACTTGAATTGGTATGTCTATATAAGCACGAAAAGCGTCAAGCTCCTTCACGAGATCAAAAGAGATCTTAGAAACATCGCCCCACGCTTCGGTGGGCTTGAAGAATTTTATTTGTGCCCAATCACTTGCTTTCATCTCTTCACCATTTCTTACAGCTTTGAACAATCTTAATAAGCTCTGCTAAATCCTGAGAGCTTGTACAAAAATAGTCGTTAAACCTTTCATCCGATGCAGGAATAAACTCACCGTCCTGAGTTCTTTCAATTCCTACGCGTTCAGCGTTAGCATGGTATAGCTTACCATGCCATTCTGGAGCATCCGGTGTTACACACGCAAAAGATAAACTAAGGAGTCCTGCGCCCAAGAAGCTTTTCAAGTCCACTTGTATCCCCCTTAGATTTCGCAACTTGTATGTCGTTTGCGATTTGTTGCTCAAGTTTGAGTTTAT